CGACAAAGAGAGGGCGACCAGGTGAGGCATTCACCGAAGGCGCGCGGGGAGCCGCCATATAAGACGCGCGGCGCTCATTAGCCGCACGGCGGACACCAGAAGGCCCGATTGCGAGAAGCCCTAGGCCGCCGCGTCGATTAGATAGCAAAGCCATGCCGGACCCCTTTCAGCTTACGATTGACAATCAAATCCATGCCGAAGCGAACCGCCCGCTTGATTAGCGGCTTGTCCTTGATGAACTCCGCGAAGGCTTCACCGTGTTTGATATAAAGACGGCGGAACCATCCTGGTGCTTCGTTCACCACCCATTCGCGGAATACCAACCAGCGCGGGTTATCCGCGCCGTAGACCTCGCGAGCGACCCAACAGAGCGCCGCCGCGCCGCTCAACAACGACCCTATGCCCCCGGCCATTGATCCGAAGTTTAGACCCTGTTGCATCACGGGCGTCCGCGAAATACTGGTCATTGGCGTCATGCCAAGAGCCGATTGGCGGATAGATAGCATCCGCTCGGGGTGGTTCTGCTCTTCCAAGAAGTCGCCATATTTGAGGTCAAGCAATTGTTGCTCGCGGTCGCGCTCCAATTGGCCCGCCGTAAGCTGCGCGTTCGCAACGCCCATTTCACGGTTGAATTGCTCTGCCGCCGTTTGCCGCATCAAGTCCGCCGCGCCTAGCTGGCGATCCATGTTGGCCGACCGCGCTTGCTGGTTTGCTTGCTCCATGGCCATTGCCTGTTGCATGGCCGCTTGATGCGCGCCGCTATAAAGCCCAGCCGCCGTCCGGCCCGATACGTCCAGGAAGTTTCGATTGGTTTCCGCTTCCGCAACGCCATGGCGGGAACCACCAAAACCACCCGCGCCAACAGCACTGCCACCAACTTGACCAAGCGCGATTTGATTTTGCCGCGCAAGGTCCGCAAGCGTCGTGTTCACCACGTCATTAATATAAGGGTCTTTGAACTCTTGCGCCGTCCGCATAATCCCGCCCGACTGCATCAACGGAGCCGATTGGTTGGTCATGCGCCGCGCAGCGTCGTGGCCCATATCCATAGACCCCGCGCCCCGGCCAAGGTTCTTTAAACCCTCAATCCCGGCCATCTCGCCAGAAGACACGCCCGCGATCCGCTCGCCCGTGTATGGCATATAACCACGGTTGCCTAGACCCGCCGCCAGTGACAGCGTTTCCTTGCCAAAGGTCTCATATTCCTTTGATGGCCCGCTTGTGCTTTCGACCATCTTCGTTCCGCCGCCTTTTGACAATTTTACCTCCTACGCGTGGATATGCGACCACCGTTCGCCGGACCAAATCCGACGCACCGTCTCCGCATTTACATTGAACTTCTTAGCAACCGAGAGAGCAGACGCGCCGTCCTGCGCGTTTTTGATCCCTCTTACGGTATCTTCTGGCGTCGCCCCTTTGCCCCCTCTGCCACGTCCAGACCGTTTGAGGTCGCGCATATTGTCTTCATGCGTCCCTAGATACAGATGGTCGGGGTTTACACAGAGAGGGTTATGGCAAATATGTAAGACATGAGAACCTTGTGGGATTTCACCTCTATAGAGTTTCCAGGAAGCCCGTGCACCGGGCATTGACTCCCCCGGCCACCTAAACCAAGGCTGCATATAACTTTTGGATGGCGTTTTCCTTGCTCCTGCTTCCCATATCCAGCACCCGCTATTCGGTTCTGGGAGGAACTTATCTTCAAAACGAGATAGGACGTCACCCATCAGCCAATCTCCTTACTAAGCACCGTGGCGGGCTGTGTGTACCCGTCCAGCAACCGCAACCAACCCTTGCGCCCGACGACTTCAACCGCCGCGCAACCTTTTTCAGCCGCCCACGCTTCCACGTCTGGCAACATGCGATAAACCAATTCATCCCTTTCGCCGCTCGCAAGCCAAATCCGGCAAACCTTGCGGCGGGGATACTTCAACATTTCAGTGACCAAAACCGACTTGTCACCGCACCAAAGCTGCGCGTCTCCCCGGTCAATGGCGTCTGCAACATCTTCGATCGAATGCTCTTTCTGGTAGGCCAAAGCCTTCTCCAGCATCGGGGCGGCAATCGCCCAAACATTCGGAGCGGTCTTCATTCCGCATCCCCCATATCGTCAATCAACGTGGCGACCACTTCCGCCAACTCCGAAAGCGTCACCGTGGACGTGTCGAACGTCCGCCGCTTGGCCGCGCTTGTGGGCGTGAAGCCCCGCGCCGCATCCGCCGCCGTGTTGGATAGCTTGCGCTCCAGGTCAGCCGTTAGCTGGTTGGCCCATGCTGGCGAGTAATCATTGGCCGGTCGAGGGAGTTGCATCTATCGCGTCCCGCCGTTTAGCGTCACGTCAAACCGCATCTTTCCCGCTCGCCAAAAAAGGTTTTGACTCGCACTCTCCAGCCGGTAAGCGATCTGGCGACCCGTGGCCCGCCCCGATAGCTTTTGCGTTGTGCTGTCAATTTCGTGCGGCCCGTTGGTCGTCTGATCGCCAAGCGGATAAACGCGGCTTTTCAGGGTCAGGTTGACCTTGTTGCTCGCGTCCGCTCCCTGTAAAACCATGTCGGGGATAATGTCGCCCACGTTGTAAAGCTCATCGCCGTTCTGGATATCAACATCACCCGTTTCGACAAACGCCGTGAGGTTTGATCCGTCCGCGCTGGCCCCGGTTTCATGTTCGTAAATGTAACCATCCGAACCGACGCCTAGCGGGGTTTTGATGACGCCCGCCGCATCCCACGCCGTGCGGTCAATGTCATCCGACAGCCACCAAACATCTGACCCCTGCCCGTAGGACCAAACTACAGCCTTGTCTGGCTCATCCTGTCCGGCTGACGGGTAGAACCACGCGATCTCCTGGTAGGACGCATTCACGCCAGCGGTGACCTTAACGCGCTGCACCAGATTGATATTGTCGAAGACGCGCTTGCGCACCGGGCAATCTAGCGTCTGTATGCTCCCATTATAATAACGGAAGGTTCCATCCTCGCAAATCCAAGCAACAACGCCGTCGCTTTCCGCAATTGCGTTGACGCCCATAACCGGCCCGGTTGAACCGATGCGGCGGAACCGCCAAACATACTGCCCACCGATATAGCTCATTTCATAAGCCGCAACGTCGGTTAGCACGATAATCGCGCCGCGTGCGCGGATTGCCGCCCGTATCTCCGAACCCTCGACTAGCCGCTGGTCGCCCGCGTCATTCGTCGCGCTGGCCGTCCAGCTTGTCAGATTGTCTTGCTCACACCATTGGATTTTGAGCGGATCACCACCGGCCCCGAAGCAGATCAAGTGGCGGGTTTCCGGTGAGACCATCACAAAACTAGCCGTTGGCGCGTTTGATAGAGCGGACGCCCTAACGCTGGTCCCGGTCGTCGCCTCCCCATAGTAGACTGTCCCGTCGATATTGTGCGCCGCAATGAGGTCTTCGCCCCAAGGCTCCAGCGACCAGATACGCGCCGCAAGGGTTGTATCCGACGCGCTGCGCGCCGTTCCCCACGTCTCCGCGTTCCACGCCCCAATCCCCCAACCGAATTGATAGACGCTATTGGTTTCGCCAGGGTTGATGAGATAGCTGTAATTCGGAGACCCGCCGCCGCCGCTCACCGTCGAAGTGGCCGCGCTCGAATGCGTAATTGTATAGCTGTTATCGTCAACCTTGGTGGCCGTATACTCGCCGTCAATCGTAATGCCACCTACCGCGCTAGCACTGTCGAAGATCACCCGCGCGCCCGTTGCCAAGCCGTGCGAAGAATGATTGACCGTCACCGTTGTTGATGTGTCGGTCGTGTCAAACGGATTGGTCAGCGACCCGCTTGCGCGCTCTGGCGTGATATCGTAAAGCGTCCCGCCTTGGTCGATCTGGAGTGCCGAAGCGCTCGCTAGGCCCGTATTGATGTTCCCATCAATCTGCGCCCACGATTTGATTTTGCGCGGAATGCCCGTTGCTTGCGTTGCCGTCTTTTTCTGCCAGCCGCCAATAGTCTCTGCCCGCCCCTGCACAAAGCGAACGTTGGACCCGCTCGCGTAAAAGCCGCTCGCATCGGCGGGCGCTTGGTCGGTAAAGATACCGGCGCGAGGCTGGACGGCTTGGTAGGTCATCAGGCTGGCTCCGAAGGCCACACAACCGGCGCGCTCTGCGCCGTAATGTCCCGCAGCGCTTGCCGGTAAGCCAGCCAAGCGCTGTTTTGATATTGAGGGCTATCCGGCACTTGCGTCCAATCGCTTGCCGCGAGCTTGGCGTCACGCTCCGCGCGAACGCCCGCCCAATAAACCGCCGTCTGTGCAACGTCATCGTCATAGCTGCTCAAAGCCGCAACCGCCGCCGATTGCTCCACGTCCGGCATGATGAGTTTATCCCCGCGCAAGATCGCCTTCGTGGGGTCGCCGCCCGCCGCTTCCACAATATCGGAAAGCACCCAGGTTGCATTTACTGAGATTGACGCGCTCATTTCAGAACCACTCCGCTGATGCTATAGCCGCTTGTCACCGCCGTCGTGACTTGCCCGAAAAACTCGAAATAAGTCGAGCCGCCCGTTACGTCTGTAATGAAGGAAATAGACGCCGCGTATTCGTTCCCGTCACTGGTCCCGGTTGCCGCCCACGTCTTAGGCGGGCTTGATGACCCGCCCGCGCTGGTCCCGTCTTGGCGAACACGAAGCGCTAGGCTTCCCGCGCCCGTGCCGGATGAAACGCTAAACTGGATTAGCATCAACTCCGCACCAGCCGGGGCAACCAGACGGTCGTTGGCGTCGTCCAACATCCCGATTGCGTCGGTGTCCTCATCCCCGCTGGCCCAAGTCGCCTGGGTGAGGGTTGACGAAATCGTCCAAGACCCTTTTGTCACCGCGCTTGCGGTCAGGTCGCTCGAAAGCCCGTTTCCGACGTTAGTTCCGTCACAATGAACAAGCTTGTTAGTTCCCTGCTTGACCTCGACGCCCGTTCCCGCGCTGGTCTTCACCGTCACCGTGTAAGACCCGCTCGTGCCGTTCTTAACCAGGAACAACTTAGAGCGGCTTGGTACGATCACATTGACGTTTGCCGTCAACGTACCGGTAAGGTTGAGGACCATAGCCCCGGCTTGGTTGCCGAATGTGTATTGGCTATCCGTCAACGTCACGTCGCTGGAGGACAGCGCTATATCTTCCGTCCCTGCAATCGCG